GAAATCCATCTTCCAAAACAAAAAAAGTATAATTTAAAAGACGTAAAATACCAAGAGAAAAATATTGTTGTAAAGTCAAAATCGAGTGCTGAAGTAATGACCAAAAAGAAAAAACAAAACAAAAATAAGTTGAATAAAACAAAACTCTCAAATCCGTCGAAAACGATTGATTTGGATTTGTAAATGTAATCTTATTTATATATAAGTACAACCGCATTACAATACAAATTAATACAACATAACAGTATGTCCAAAAATAAAACACGAAAATCAAAACCAACCTTTTTATACAATCCAAGTAATCCAAAAACATCATTTGATGTGTATATTGATAAAAATCCAAATGATACTATACCAATAAAATATACAACTGTGAACGATGTGGTATGTACCATAAAAAAATTAGAACGGTTGTTTAAAAACAAGCAATACACTCATAAAAGAATATGGCAAGTAGGAATGATAATGAAGGTTAGATTAGAAGCAATATATCGATACAGAAACACAAAGTATAAAAACGCCAAACAAGTGTATAGCAGATACAATTTAGCAAAACGGTATTTTAAATTTCTAGGGAAAAGAACAAAACAGCAAACATTTGGGGAGAGAAAGAAAATGATTTTTACGTTTACCAAAACACAAAAAAAAATTAAAACACAAAAAGGAGGGAAATGGAGCATTACATACAAAAAGAAAATTAACTGTAAAAATCCAAGGGGGTTTTCACAGCGACAACATTGCAAGTATGGTAGAAAAACTCGCAAAATACATTTAAAATAAACTTAAACCTACACAAATAATTTATATGTATGTTTAACTACACCATCATTTTAATAATCATATACTTAACAAGCAACTTGTATGCGTCTGACGCGATATCGTATCAATATTCAATCATGAAGGAAACCCTCCAACTAACTGAGAATATTGATTACAGACGCATATCCATATCTTCTTATTTTTCTATTATACAAATTAAAAACTTACCAGTAAAAATAATCTATCAAACATATAAGATGCCACGCAAAACTAGCAAAACAAGGAAAAATAAGAGAAACAATAAGCGTAAAACAATAAAGTCCAAGAAAGTCACATCTAACATAAAACAATCCATAACCAAACTAAAAACAACAGATGCTTGTTCAGTAAACTCAGATGGATTAGGGTTTACATGTTATTCAAAACCGGTTCTATTAAAAATTAAAGAAACATGGAATAAAAAACATCCTACCAATAAAATAACCTCAAAAGATCCATACATTATATGGAAATCTCTACGTTCTATTATGGAACACGAACACGCTTGTAAACGAGAGTCTTGCTGGTTAAAACATCTATGTATCAAAGAAGGGTTGCCTTCAGATATTTATGACCTTACATTTTCACCAGAAATGCCCAAATCATGGTTGCACAACCCCACAGAATGGTTGTCTAGTTTGGATATAGTAAAGGTAATGAAACAATGGGAACATCGATACAAATGTTTTAAGTTTATTGGTCCTAGTCCAATAGACTACGACACACATAAAATGTTTGGAGAGTGTGTGTGGGATGAGTTGTGTAAGTTTAATTTAAAAAACCTTTTAAAAAAGAAAAAAAAGAAAATAGGAGTTATTTTCAATTTAGACCCTCACTACAAATCAGGATCACATTGGGTTGCCGTATTTTTAAATGACATTAAAAAAACTATCTATTATTTTGATAGTTACGGAGACCCTCCCCCGCGACAAATTAAAAAGTTTATCGATAATACAATTAAACAGTCGAAGGAGTTAGGAATTGAGTATAAATACCTACAAAACAACCGCCGTCATCAGTTCGGAGACAGCGAGTGTGGTATGTACAGTATGTATTTTATTACAGAGATGTTACAAAATAAATGCTTTGAAAAGTTCCAAAAAAGAAAAGTATCCGATTCGTATATGTTAAGGTTACGTAATAGATTTTTTAACAAACCAATTTAAACCCAACTTTGGATAATATAATAAATACTTTTATATTCATTATATTATGTCTATTCACGACCAACCCAACATTAGTTTATTAATAAGTATTTTGGAAACAGAATTTAATCGTCAATCCGTCAGACAACCTCAATTTGTAAAGTTCTTTAATGATAAACTGGAAAATTACCACGAAAGGCGGTTTAATTATGCTAATTTAGGGGACCTAAACAAACATATATTAACGGACTGTTTTCAATATATTAGTCGGCAAAACAGCGAGATAGAAAAAAACACAATGGTATTAAAAACTCCATCGCAATCAAATAATCCACATACATTTCAAAGTCCTAGCGATAATACAACGCAGCAGAATACTAATACCAAATCAGACGCATCGTTTGATAATTATAAAAAACAATACGATACTATGCTGAATCCAAAAAAACCAGGCGAGATAGATTTTAGCGATACGATTGATGACCAACCGATTGAAAACATCGACTCAATTGTAAATCAAACCTTAGCAGATAGACAAAAAGAATTGGAGAGAATTACCAATACATACAGTGAAAAACCACCAGATTGGATAAAACCTCCGATACAAGACAACCACAAAATGAAACTAATTATAGAAGATAATGAACCAACGCACCAACCAAAACCTTCTTCCAATTCAATCTTAAAAACGAAACAACCGTCCTCTTCAAAAAAGGTTACATTTGATATGAAACGTGATGTAGATGATCCTGTTCACCCTAAAACACAAGTTATCGCTGTTCACAACTTGCTTAGTAAATTAAAGTCAAAATCACAAGACACATCAACTCACCCCCCGCCATCCGATACGGAACAGTCTGTACTTGGACTTGAACTTGAAAAACGCATTTACGACAAAATTGAAGCCAATGTTGAAGCCAAATTTGCAATATTAAATGAAAAATATCAACAATTGCAAGTAAAATATGAAGAATTGTCTATGAAATATGGAGAACTAATAATTAATCACGATATACAAGAAGATTTGTTAAATTGAAATTATAAAATTTAAAAAATTATAAATAAATTATTAATATGTTTAAAAATTTATTAAAAAAGTCAACACCTTTAAAATTGGGAAGATGGGGAGTCACGTATGAAGCGTCTGTATTGGAAAAAAGAATAAATTGGGCAAATCATGACCATTGTGGTAGTGAAGTTTGTGAAAATAATTTTATAAAAGATAACAAAACAAAAAACAAAACAAAACAACCAATGCGCAATTTTAAATATAAATTAGATCCATTATTGCCATTTTGTATGTAATAATTACAACGCAATAACCTTAGTAAAGTAAGCCCAAAAGAAAATACCAACAAAACATTTGGCAAACAAGTCCAATATATTAAAGCCAACATTTTTGGTTTTTTCATCCATCATGTACAATACACCATACATACTCCACAAAATAAAGAATGCCCAATATAGCAAACTGTTGTCAAATTTATATTTACCTTTTAAAAAGGTAGAGTATATGTAGTAATACATAGCAAAGAAAGCTGTAAACCCAACACCAAATCCCGTATTTTTACTGATACTTCCAATTTCCCCCAAATAACCAGTGCCAAGCATAATTGCGTTTAAAGCAATAATAACGGCATAGGTTCCCAAACGCAAACGACCGCCTGTATTGTATAAAAATGCCAACACAAGAACCAAAAGCATAATTGGTGTAGTCATCGACCAGTCTAAATAGCGAGTTTCATTAATTTCCTTATAATTAACTTCTTTCTTTTTTAATTTCTCAATAAATGTTCCATAAAAGTATGCGGCTATTACTGAAATGGCTGTTTCCAAATTAAGAATATGACGTGCTTTTATATCAGTTGTCCGCATCGCCTCAATAAAAGTGATGGTTGCCGTAGTTAAGAAAAACACGTAAGTAACATAAAATGTATTTCGTACTGTTTTATCAGTTGTTTTATTCAGAAACCCTTCTTTATGGTCGTCTCCACACATTCCTTCTTTGCGATCACATCCCAACCCTTCCTTACAATTTTCACATTCTTCTCCTTTCTTTTTTTCTTTTTTAGAAAGCATAACCGTAAACTTTTTCAATGTGTTTGTTAAATCCATTATACATACTGTACACAAAAAATAATGTGTATAATTTCAACTGGTATATTAATATATATATATCATTCCAACAACAATTTAAAAATAGAACGGAAACTATTTATAAATGGAATGTGGAATTTGTTATACAGATAATGATATTCTTGAAACAAATTGTAATCATTTGTTTTGCACTAAATGTTTAATCACATGGATGGCAATAAAGAACAGTTGTCCGGTTTGTAGAAGTTTTATAAGTTATACAACAAAAATAAGCAACCCACATCGTACCATTGAACGACGGATTACGCGTTCTATGACTAAAACAAAAAGGGAACATGATTTTTATAATAAGTTTAAGAATCTGATAATAGAAATAACAAACGGTATGGCGGCTGATACAATTGATAATCAATCAATAACACAAAATATTAATATACTGGTAAAGTTATCTATAAAAAATTACAATATAATGTCCCCTTCCATATACAAAATGGTATTGGAAATATTAAGAACAAGAAGACATCATATAAATAATCGAGACATCATTCGAAACCGGTTAATAGAACTAGAACCTTATATCAATTACAACCCCACTATCAATATGTAAATTTTATAATAATACATTATAAAATTTATAATACAACCCACATCATTACACATAAACCCTTCTAATTTTTTTTGGGTCAGTCGGATGTGGTACTAATTTTGCAACTAACAGAGGATTTGCTCCACTGCTTCTCGCTTGAACATAACTATCATAATCGTATAGTTCTCCAGTTTTTACATCTGGTGCGTCTCGTTTAAATGCATATTTTTTACCATCAATCACAACCAATTTCGCTGTCCAAGTTATTTTTTTTATGTTTTTTTTTCTAAACTTGTCTTTCTGGTCTTTCTTAAACGAAGGAACTGTTAAAAAATCATTTGGGTTGTTGCTGGAAAAGGAGTAACAAGCAATATTTTCCTTACCTGCCGTGTGAATACTACAATCAATCGCTGAACTTTTAATCTCCTTCAATATATCCTTTTTAACGTTTTCTTTAATGCTACTAATTTCATGCAACGCTTCATCCGTGGTGATAACCACATTTTCATTAAACTTGCTAACATCACGACTCTGTAACCGTTGCGATACCTTTGGTTCGCGTTCTTCCTTAGTTTCCGCTTCTTTGTCTCCTAATAATTGTTTTTCCGAAAAAGTCATTAAATACATAAATACCTTTACACTTCTATATTCCGGAGATAAATCGATATGACTATTAATTCGAACAGCCCGCCCGATAACTTGCTCCTTTCTAACCGGATGCCAGTATGGTTCTACAATGTGAACGTATCTTACATTTTTTAAGTCGATACCTTCAGCGCCACTACTTGTAATCATAAATACTTTTACTATCTCGCCGTAAAAATTGTTTTTTCTCATCGTCATCAATTGGTCTCGTAAGGTAGAAGGGACCACCCCCCAATTGCTATTAAAAATATTGCGAACAATCTCTTTTTTCTCTTCATCTTCAGTTCCAGTGTACAACGCAAAACTAGGTTTATCAATCTCTTCTTGCGTCATATCAATTGTCCATCGCCCACTATCATCCTTTTTAATCTTAAATTCGGAATATCCATTTTGCTTTAAAATCAAACTTAATATACCAATCCCCTCCAACGTTCGAAATTGCGAATACACCAGGTGAGTTCCTTTGTGCTCGTCTTTTTGAATATTATACAAAATCTTTTGAAACTTTGGACTGTACGTTTTTAATCCATCGTATGTCAAATAAAGATTTGATTTGTCTTCTAGTTTTTTAATTGCGTCTCCAATACGTTCACCATAATTTTTATTTACCATTTCTTCTATTTTCGAACTATCATCCACCTGAAATCGCCCATCTACATTATTAATGCGTTCATTTACACTAGCATTATCTAGCAAATCTTCATCCACATTTTTTATATCAACCTTGCCCCCTTTCTTTTTCTTCATAGGTAATGGGCGTTCGATCTCCGCAGGAAACACAAAATTACAGAATGAACGGGAAAATATTCGATACGTGGATGTCCCTTCTTCAAACACATCTTGATTTTCAGCCTTCTTCTTTTTTTTAGCATTTCCTTCTGCTTCTTTTCTCTCAATTTCGCGTGCGGTTTCGTAAATTCCCAACTGATAATTGCTCATCGGTATTTTGTCTACAATAATATCTTTTTCAGGATCAAATTTGGGCATTAACTCCTCCTTTGCACTTCTAAAATAGGATGTCAGTCCTAAAACCCTTCGTTTAAACAAATCATTGTTAACCATGTTACCGTTACTTGGATTAATAAACAACTTTGTAAATCCATCATATGTGTCTGGCAATGCTTTGTTATTTTCAACCTTTACGTTATTTACATCAATAATAATCTTACTTTTTGATAAAATATCAGCAATCATTTCGATAAACTCCTTTTCACCTACCTTATTTTTTTCTCCCAATACTAATCCATTGTATTCTCTAGAACGTGTTAGTTTCGTATCAAACGAAAATGGGTTTCTAGTTATGCTTAACATTTTAGTGCTTGGTTTGTATTCAACGTAATCTACCAATCGGTTGTTTTTAAGCGTCTTCCTAATAAAATCAATGTTTACTTTTTCTCTTGATTTTACTTCTGCTCGAAAGTGGTATGTTTTAATATATCCCCGCAACATATTAAATAAAATACCAATTTCATTTGGGTAATTAATCATCGGTGTTCCAGTTAAAAATACAATGCGACAATCGACGGCGTCCATCAAGTATTCATACAACTTTACCGACAAACTTTTATTTTTTTTGCTTTTTAATTTATTTACTATTCTGCTGACAAAATTATGTGCTTCATCAATAATGACCACCTTATGATCAAATGGATTGGACCGACCGTGTTCTTCTTCTGCTTCTTGTTCTAATTTAGTAAGATGGTCCATGCGCATACCATTGTATCTAAAAAAACGATATTTTTTCATAATCATTTCATTGATTTGTTTGTCTAATAATTTTTGTTGTACTTCAGAAAGAACATTATAATTTGACTTTTTGCTAACGTCTACCATCCACGCTCCCTTTTGCTTTCTAATGTATTTTAAACTAATTCCCAACGCACGATGGAGTGTTTCTTCTAATTCTTGGTTGCCTTTGGTATCCACAAATTCCCAATACTGGTTGGTACGATAAATTGGGTCACCGCACTTCTTTAATTCTTTCACGTAGTTCATTTGAAGAGAGGCAGGAGTCATGATGTAAATCTGTTTGTCATTTTTCAAACCCTCTGCAATTCCAATAGATCCGCACGTTTTACCAGCCCCCAATCCATGGTAAATCAATAATCCTCTATAAGGAGAATACAGATTTATATAATCACGAATAATTTCTTGATGTGTAAACAAACTAACGGGTTTCCCGTCTCCACTTTTCTTTTCTTTTTTGGTTTTATACGGTTGAAAAAGTGTATTAATAAAATTAGTAAATATCTTACGGTTGTTAAGGTAATAAGAGTTTGCCTTAATATTGACTTTGCGTTTTATAGGTGGAAGTCGTTGTTTGATAGTCGTATCCCCGATAATAACACTTTCCATTCTTAAATCAGTATAATAACTTCCTTTTTCTGTTTTATCAATAGATGTGATTATTGGTTTATCTTTTTCATCTTCCCCAATCTTGCCTTCCACCACTACGTTTGATTCTCCATCTTCCTTCTTCTCTTCTTTTTTCTCTTTCTTCTTCTCTTCTTTTTTCTCT